ACAAAGATATCCTCAACTTTCGGTGTCCAGGAACGAGCCAGAGAGCTTCTTGGGGATGCTATGGCAGATGATAGGATTAGGAACCACTTCGGCCGAGTCCTGACAGCAGATGATAAGGCATCCCACGTCCTGTACAACAACTTCATCCAGTCGACCGGTGTAGACGTCGCCATGTCAGGATTTAGGAAGATAATTGAAATGACAGACACCTCGACCGTCGTTCCAATATTTCTGCTCCATGATGCTATTATTTTCGACGTCCATCCTGATAGTATCGATGACCTTACGGCGATCTCAAGCGGGGTGATTGGGATCGAGGGATTTGACGCTCCTTTTTACGTTGATGTTTCTAAATTTTAGTTACACGGTGCCTATTTATAACGTATGAAAAACATCAAGCAGCTCATAAGAGAAATAATCCAGGAGACGTATCCCAGTCGACGGGCTATGCATATTACTCCTATCGACTATCGTTCTCGTGGCGGCCGCGGCGCTGGCGTGCCAGCAGCATCTAAGTTTACCAGTGATACACCGCAGAGAACTAGGCTGGGTCGTCCACCTAGGCCGACTCCTATGCATGGCCAGATCGGCGATCCCTCAGTTTCAGGCGTTGACTACATGGGATCTAAGATGATCCAGAACTCTGGTGACTCATACTATCACATGGCTGATTATGACGATCCAGGACAGCCAGTTCCAAATCTTGGTGATGAGCAGGTCAGGGATGAGAGGGAGCTTAGGCTTCTTCGGAATATGCTGCTGCTAGATCCTTCTGAGCCTGGTGACATTCCAGATGATGACGTCGATGAGATTTCGGCGGGCGGTGTCGCAGGAGCCACAGTGCCCCTCGGTGCAGGTCCAAACTATCCCAACCCGTCCAAGCGCGGGAAGCAGCCACCATCGTGGCAATACTACCTCAAGGCCTTAGGCCCTGGGGCTAAAGTCGTCGATCCAGAATTTTAATATTTGGCTTGTACACATCAAGCTTACTGGGTATTTTATACCCATGAACACGAACTGCCGGAATTAGCCGGGAGATTCCGATTTGTCACTGAACAACACTGAAGGAGAAAAAGATGGCAATTGATTTCGATGCAATTAGGCGCAAGGTCGCCGAACTTTCTGGCGAGGGCTCTCGCGGAACCTCTAACTTTTGGAAGCCAGATGTAGGGACACACACTGTCCGACTGCTTCCGTTTACAGATAACGATGGTCAGCCGTTCAAGGAGCGGTACTATCACTACGGTCTTGGTACTCGAGGCTTTATCTCGCTTCGTTACCTCGGCCAGCAGGATCCTATTCAGGAGCTGCAGGGCAAGCTCTACGATGAGGGCACCCCTGGCGCTCGGGAGATGGCCAAGAAGCTTTATCCTAAGATGCGGGCATACTGTCCTGTTGTCGTCCGTGACAATGAGGGAGCCGGTGTCCAGCTCTGGTCATTCAGCAAGATGATCTACCAGCAGTTGCTCAATATTATGCTGGACCCTGACTACGGCGATATTACTGATCCTCTAGAGGGCCGTGATATTAAGGTGACGGTTATCAAGAAGGATGGCTTCAAGTATCCGATGGTAGACTCCGTCATGCCACGTGGTAAGGCATCTAATTTGAATGATGACTCCAAGGCCGCAAAGGAGTGGCTGGGTGCTGTTCCTAACTTGGATGATATTCTTAAGAATGACCTGAAGACGTATGAGGAGGTCGAGAAGATTATTAACGATTGGGTTAATGGCGGTGCGCCTAGCGACTCGATGGGAACGTCTCGATTCGGTGGAACCACCACCACGACAACCACAACCACCAATAAAGTCAATGTTACTGGAGAGACTGCTACTAAGACTACTGAGGGTGAAGGCTCTGCCGGATACTCTGATCTTGACGCCGCATTTGACGACCTGCTCAGTTAGGCTGGGTGTGTAGATGGCAGGCTCGACAAAGAAACAGGTCCAGGACTTTACGGCAGATCTTATCAAGTCCCTTAATAAGGAGCACGGAAGTAAGATTGCCTATAATCTGTCTGTAGATGAATCACCTACTAATATTAATAGGTGGGTCTCAACAGGCTCTAAGCAGCTAGACTATATTGTCTCAAATCGAAGGGATGGAGGAATTCCAGAGGGTCGAATTATCGAGATATTTGGTCCACCTAGTATTGGCAAGTCGCACATCGCGATTCAGCTAGCTAGGTCCGCCCAGAAGATGGGTGGTATTGCTGTCTATATTGATACTGAGAACGCGACCTCAATTGAGAACTTGCGACGTCTCGGCGTCGATGTGTCCAAGAGATTTGTCTTTGTCGAGACTGCCTGCACCGAGGAGGTCTTCAAGATCGCCGAGAATACGATTAAGAAGTCAAAGGCGATCAGTTCCGACGTCCCGGTCGTAATTATTTGGGATTCTGTCGCCGCCTCGACTCCCAAGGATGAGCTGCTAGGAGACTACGATAAGAATGCCATCGGCCTTCAGGCTCGTGCCATATCCAAGGGAATGAGAAAGATCACCCAGGTGATTGGTGCAGAGAATGTGACGTTTGTGTGTCTTAACCAGACGCGTACTAAGATCGGTGTCATGTATGGCGATCCAACGACGACACCAGGTGGTATGGCAATTCCGTTCCATGCTTCTGTTAGGGTTAAGTTAGGTGCCGGCCAACAGTTAAAGAACAAGGCTGGTGATATTATTGGCATCAACGTTTCAGCCAAGACAATCAAGAATAAGGTTGCCCCACCATTTAGGACATGCAATTTTGAGATTCACTTTGGCATTGGGATCAAGGAGCATGAACAGCTCTTCGATATGTTACGTCGCGCTGGCTCTTTTATTGATGGCGACCAAGAGGTCACTGTCGGAGGCACAGGCAGCTGGAAGACATTCACTGTTGTCAATACAAAGACTGGTGAGGAGCTTGTCAGTAAGAAGTTCTATAAGGCTGAATTTGATAAAATTTTATCCGATAAAGAGTACAGTGCGTATTTAGATGATTTTATTGAACACGTTATGATCAAGGAATTTAATGTCGACGAGCTCGAAGAGGGTAACGTTGCCGATTCGCTAGACCTAGAGTAGGAGAGTTGTGTCAAATATCTTGCTAGTGGACGGCTACGGTCTGTTCATAAGGCATTATTCTGCAAATCCCACTATATCTTCCAATGGATATCATGTAGGCGGAGTGGTGGGATTTTTAAAAGCGCTGCAGTTCGCAACTCAGAAACACTTTGCCAGCAAGATATACATCGTCTGGGAGGGCGGCGGCTCCGGATTTAGACGAAGCCTACTAAGCACATACAAGGATAAGCGTCGTCCCGTTAGGATGAATGCCTATTACGAGGAGCAGATTGACGACACGTATGAGAGTAGGAACAGACAGATACTGACGCTAATAAAACTTCTAAAACACACACCATTCTGTCAGTTATACGTGCCTGACTGCGAGGCTGATGATATTATTGGATACCTCTGTAAGTACGTCCATCCAGACGAGGATAAGATAATCCTATCATCAGACAAGGACTTCTACCAGCTGCTCGATGACAGGACCAGGATATCCACAACCATTCGGAAAAAACTCATAGGAAAGGACAGCGTCATGGAAGAGTTCGGTGTCTCGTATCGAAATTTTGCGCTGGCAAAGGCCATTGTCGGAGACCGCTCAGACAAGATCGACGGGATTAAGGGAGCGGGCTTCAAATCTTTAGCAAAAAGATTTCCTATCCTGGCCGACGAAGAGGACATATTGCTGCAAGATTTTTTCGAATATGCCCAACAACACGCCGGCAGCAAGATACTTTTATATAGGAGGATTCTTGATGGTCGTGAGCTGATCACTAGGAACTGGAAGCTGGTCCACTTAGACACAGCATCGCTTACCAATCAGCAGATCAACAGGACCAAGGAACTAATTGAGAATTTTTCGCCAAAGAATAATAAATTTGACTTCATGCGAGTAATAATAGAGTGCGGCCTAAACAACTTCGACGTGGACGGCTTTTTCTTTCCAATGAAAACGATAAGGTGGTAGAATGGATTCACTAAGTAACCCAAGCTTTGCGGAGCACGGAACATCATTTCAAGAGAAAATTATGCAGGCCCTTCTTTCGGATCACCAGTGGGCCCAGCAGATGTCAGAGGTTATTAAGTTAGAATATTTCGACCTAAAACACCTTAAGTTCCTATCTCAGAAATATTTTGAGTACCACGTTCAGTATAAGACATTTCCAACACTCCAGCTGTTGGTGACAATTATTCGCGATGATCTCAGGACAGGAACAGATATTATCTTGCGTGACAAGATTGTCGAGTACCTCCAGCGAATTAAATTAAATCCTGATATGGGTGATATTCAGTATGTCAAGGACAAGTCACTAGACTTCTGTCGAAAGCAGGCTATGCGTGGCGCTCTGGAGCAGGCTGTAGACATGATAGCAACTGGGCAGGATGAGAATGTCATTAATATTATTCGAGAGGCATTGACTGTTGGCACTACACCGTCTATTGGTCATGAGTTTATTGAGGATATTGAGAGTCGCTTCGTTCGCATAATTAGGAACACCTGTCCGACTGGTATTAAGGAACTTGATGACCGAAGGGTGATGAACGGCGGTCTTGCTAAGGGTGAGATCGGTGTTGTTGTTGCCAATACCGGAGTAGGGAAATCCCATTTCCTGGTGCAGGTAGGTTCCCAGGCTCTAATGGCTGAGAAGAACGTTATCCATTACACATTTGAGTTGTCTGAAATTTCTACAGGCCTGCGATATGACTCACACATTTCAGGAATTCCTATCGATGAGCTTCTCGAGCGTAAGGACGAGGTTATTGAGAAGTATAAGGGGCTCGACCTCGGCCGCCTGATTATCAAGGAGTATCCCACAGGATCCGCCTCAGTTGTTACAATTAGAAATCACATTGAGAAGTTAGCTCTTAAGAGCTTTAAGCCTGATATGATTGTAATTGACTATGCTGATATTATGCGATCTACACGCTCATATGACTCACTTCGCCATGAGCTCAAACTGATCTATGAGGAGCTTAGGAACATGTCGATGGAGCTTAAGATTCCAATTTGGACAGCCTCGCAGGCTAATAGGTCTTCAGCACAGAGTGATATTGTTGGCCTAGAGAACATGTCAGAGGCATACGGTAAGGCAATGGTCGCCGATGTTGTCCTCTCACTGTCACGTAAGTCTCATGAGAAGGCCGACGGCGCCGGCCGATTGTTCGTCGCAAAGAACAGGGCCGGCCGAGATGGCCTGATTTTTCCCATTAAAATCGATACAGCACAGTCTAGAATCCGTACATTAACAGATAGCGAAATCGTTGAACTGAACAATAAGAAGGAAGAATCGGAGGCAGACATGAAAGAACTCCTTAGGAAAAAGTGGCGTGAGGTTGCCAAAGATAGAAAAGTAGTTTAGGGAGGATATGCGGTGAAGAAGAGCGCAGCATTAAAGAAGTCTCTAAAGTATTTTAATGACGATAACTTAGCGGCTAGTGTTTTTGTAACGAAGTATGCTCTAACTGATCCTACTGGCAAGTTGCTAGAGGCAACGCCGGAGGACATGCACCATCGCCTAGCAGCTGAGTTTGCCAGGATTGAGAGCAAGTACGATAATCCTATGACAGAGGAGGAGATCTTTTCCCTTCTTGACAGGTTCCGTTATGTTGTTCCGCAGGGATCCCCGATGGCAGGAATTGGTAATCCACACCAGGTGCAGTCTATCTCCAACTGCTTTGTTATTGATGCCCCTGAGGACTCGTACGGAGGCATACTGAAGAGTGACCAGGAACTTGTTCAAATTGCTAAGCGTCGAGGTGGAATTGGGTTCGATATTTCCACTATTCGCCCTAAGGGATTAAATACGGCGAATGCTGCTAGGACAACAGACGGAATAGAAGTCTTCATGGATCGCTTCTCTAACTCCTGCCGAGAGGTGGCACAAGGAGGCCGCCGCGGTGCCCTGATGTTGACAATATCAGTTCATCACCCTCAAATTCGTGACTTCATAAAGATTAAACGGGATCTAACTAGAGTGACTGGCGCCAATATATCAATTCGCCTGACAGACGAGTTTATGAATGCCGTAAAGGATGACACAGATGTACAGCTTAGGTTCCCTGTGGAAAAGGACGCAGAGCACACAGTCGTCATGCAGGCTTCGGCTGGTCAGATATGGAATGAGATGATTGAGTCAGCTCACGCCTCAGCTGAGCCAGGCCTGCTGTTCTGGGATAATGCCAAGCGAACGACACCGTCGGACATATATGAGAATGAGGGCTTTGGTTCTGTTTCGACAAATCCGTGCGGTGAAATTATCCTGTCTCCATACGATTCATGCCGACTGATGCTAGTTAACCTTACATCATTTGTCCAGGATCCCTGGACACGTGTGTCATATTTTGACTATAATGCCTTTGCCAAGGTCGTGCAAAAGACACAACGTCTTATGGATGATATGATTGACCTGGAGGTTGAGCAGATTGATGCCATACTGGCCAAGGTAGCCAGCGATCCAGAGTCAGGATCGACTAAGGCGATTGAGATACAGCTGTGGACACAGATTCGTGAGCAGGCGCTTAGGGGTCGTCGTACAGGATTGGGAATTACTGGGCTTGGTGACACAATGGCGATGCTTGGTATTCGCTATGGCAGTAATGAGAGTATTACCGAGACCGAAAAGATATACAAGTGGCTGTCTTCGCATGCATACATATCTTCCATGAACTTAGCCAAGGAGCGTGGAGCATTTGAGGTTCATGATCCTGACCGTGAAACTGGCCACCCGTTCCTTGAGAGAATTTTTAGCGCTATCGATGAGATGCCGGTCGAGTCCATGGACGTCCCACTTGCCTACAAAGCGAGGCAGATGAACCAGCGGTGGGGACGCAGGAATATTGCAATTACCACGACGGCCCCCGCGGGTAGTGTCTCTGTCCTGACACAGACAACATCTGGCATTGAGCCGGCTTTTATGCTTCACTACACACGCCGGAGAAAAGTAGCCGACGGCGAACAGCACGATTTTATTGATGACGTTGGAGATCGCTGGAAAGAGTATGATGTCTATCATCATAAATTTAGTGAGTGGATTGCTAATACATCGGCTAGCGGTACACCTGGTGAGCTGATCGAGGACAGCCCATACGTCGGGGCAACGGCAAATAATATTGACTGGGTCCAGAAGGTAAAGATGCAGGCAGCAGCACAGCGGTGGGTCTGTCATGCAATTTCTAATACGACAAACGTCCCTGAGGACACATCAGTTGAGACGATTAAGGACATCTACACGGCCGGCTGGGAGTCTGGTTGTAAAGGTGTCACTGTCTATCGTGACAACTGCAGGTCTGGTGTCCTTGTCAACAAGGAGACGGTGACAGAGAAGTGCTCGGCTGGCTTTATGTCAATGTCGGCTCCAAAACGACCCGAGTATCTAGCGTGCCACATTCATCATGCCACAATCCAGGGTGAGAAGTGGACGATCCTAGTCGGTCTCATGGATGAAAAGCCATATGAGATTATTGGAGGCCTGTCAGAATACGTCGAGATTCCACGAAAGTATCGCGAGGGGCGCATAAAAAAGAACCCTCGCAAGTCGATGAACTCAATTTATGACCTGGCTTTTGGTGAGAACGGCGATGAGATTATTCTTAAGAATATCGTTGCGCTATTCGATAATCCGAATTACTCCTCATTTACTCGCATGATATCACTCGGTCTTCGTCATGGAGCACCTATTCAGTATGTCGTTGAACAGCTACAAAAGGACAAGGATGCAGACCTGTTTTCGTTCTCAAAGGTTGTCGCAAGAGTGCTAAAGAATTATATTATTGACGGTACTAGGTCAACGGCTGAGAAGTCATGTTCATCATGTGGGGCATCTGATTCCTTCGTATACCAGGAAGGCTGTATAACATGCTCTAGTTGTGGTTGGTCAAAGTGCTCATAGGGAAAAGTATTAATGAATATAATTAGCAAGATTGATCCGCGTATTAAGGAAGTAGAACTTAGGAGTAATCCTGTCTACATCAGGGTTAATAAGTTCGATGAGTCAGCTGCCAAGAAGTTTGCTGATGACATGTCAAAGGCACAAAATACAGGTCAGACAGTAATTCCTGTTGTTATTGATTCATATGGTGGCCAGGTTTATAGCTTAATGGCAATGATAAGTGCTATTAATGCCTCACACCTTCCAGTGGCAACAATTGTATCAGGTAAGGCGATGTCATGTGGCGCGATTCTATTTTCCTGCGGTGAAGAGGGAATGCGATATGTGGACAAGGACGCCACTATTATGATTCATGATGTTTCTTCACTTGAGCGCGGTAAGGTTGAGGAGATTAAGGCTTCCGCCGAGGAGACCGAGCGACTGAATCAGAAGGTCTACGAGATCATGGCGACTAATTGTGGAAAGCACAAGGATTACTTTTTGGATATAGTCCATGACAGGGGACACGCAGACTGGTTTTTAGATGCCAATGAGGTTGTCAAGCACAACTTGGCGAATCACATAGGAACGCCACGGCTTGAGGTCCAGGTCGGAGTCTCATTTAATTTTTACGCTTAGCATGTAAATTTACACTTCCTGCTGTATTATTCTATGTAAGGAGTGAAAGACATGGATCGACAGTTGCAACTACAACATGTGCAGCATGAGGCTCTAGAACTATTTACTAGGAAGAACATTGATTACGGAGA